GTCAGTGTCACCGCCGAAAACCCGAATGACATCGTTCCGCAGCCCCGCTACGAGATCGACGGGCGCAGGGTCAACCCGTACATCACTCACCTTCGCCTAGCGACTAAGCCTGGCGAGTTCACTGGCTTTGGCCCCATCCAGGCGGCAGGCCGTGATCTGCGCATAGCGCTTCTGCTCCGTGAGTACTCAGAGGGCTACTTCAACGTTGGCTCTCCGGTTGGCATTCTGAGTTCAGATGCTGTCCTGACGCAGGATCAGAGCGACATGTACCGCGATGCTTGGGCCGAGAACATGTCGAAGCGTTCCGTGGCAGTTCTAGGAGCGGGGCTGAGTTACACGCCGGTCTATCAGGACAGCCAGCAGGCACAGTTGGTCGATAACCAGCGGGCGATCACCACGAACATTGCCCGCCTGTTCGGTATCCCGCCGCAGCTTCTCGCTTCCGGTATTGAAGGTTCGTCACTGACCTACACCACCACTGAGAGCCTGTGGCAGACGTTCCTCCAGACCACGCTGGCGCAGTATCTGTCTGCCATCGAAGCGAACTTCAGTGATCTGCTCCCCCGCGGCCAGGAGGCCCGGTTCAAGTTGGATGCGCTTCTGCGCTCCAATCTGTCAGCCCGCGTGGAGGCTTACAGCGCCTTTACCGCCATGGGCGTCATGGATGCCGAAGAAGTCCGACTTTCGGAGGGCATGTCAGCCGGTGCGCCCGGCAATGCCCCTAACCCGCAGCTCGAGCCGCAGACCGCCACGAACGGGAGCCCCACCTGATGGAACAGCGCACATTCGCAGTACGACTGGCAGACACCGAAGAACGCATGGTGGAGGGCGTGGCCGTTCCATATGACCAGACCATCGACCTGGGTGCGGGTGTCCGTGAGCGGTTCGCCCGTGGCGCGTTCGGAAACCCCCAGGGTGTGAAGCTCCTGTGGCAGCACCGTGAACCGATTGGTCGAGTGGAGGCCACCGACGACGGCCAGGACGGATTCCGAATCCGGGCCTACATTTCCAAGACTCCCCGCGGCGACGAAGCCATGACGCTTCTACGCGACGGGGTAATCGACAAATTCAGCGTCGGCTTCACGCCCGTTCTGGATGAGCGTGACGCTGACGGTGTGATTGTTCGAACCCAGGCGAATCTGCACGAAGTTTCCCTGGTGACATTCCCTGCCTATGACGGCGCTGCCGTGACGGCAGTCCGAGAGGAACCCATGAACCCCGAGACCGACGACCCCGAAACCCCAACCGAAACAGAAAGTGAGGCCACCGTGGCTGACACAGTAGATGTTGAGGCCCGCGAAGGCCTGGCAGAGCTGGAGCGCCGTATGGCGATTCTCAGCACCACCACCCCGCAGGGTTCAACGACCCCGCAGTACCGTTCATTCGGTGAGTTCGTTGCGCATGTTGCGAAGGGCGACACCGCGGCGCTGGACCTTTACGCCGACCTGAACACCCGCGCATTCGCTGGCGGCGTGGCTGGCGCAACCGCATCCAACCCAGACAGTATCAACATTGATGCTTGGGTGAAGGACTCCGTTCGGATTCTCGATTTCGGGCGCCCGACGATGAACGCCTTCCGCACCGTGGCCCTGCCCAATGAGGGTCTGAACATCGAGTACCCCGAAGTGGCGACGAACGCTATCGCTGTTGGCCAGCAGGCGGCTGAGGCTGATGTTCTGGCTTTCGGCAAGATCAGCCTTCGCTCCAAGACCAGCCCCGTTGTCACCTACGGCGGGTACACGGCGCTTTCGCGGCAAGCCATTGAGCGTTCGTCCTACGGCTACCTGGATACCGTGATGCGTGCCATGACGGTCCAGTACGCGAAGGCAACCAACCAGGCAGTCGTCACCGCGCTCACCGGCGCAACGGGCATGGGATCGGCCACCGCCGCCGCGACCAGCGCAGGCTGGATCGGTGCTGTCGCCGATTCGGCAGAGCACATCTATAAGAACGCCGGCCTGGCACCGGAGTTCGTCCTGTGTGCTCTTGATGTCTACAAGCGCATCGTGAAGTTGGTTGATGGTACTGATCGCGGCGCTGTCGCTTCGGCTAACCCGCAGAACAACACCGGAACGGCGAACATCCCAGGCCTTCAGGCGACGCTTCTGGGTCTGCCGGTCATCGTTGATCCTGCTCTTGCCGCTGGCGCGTGCTGGATTGCTAACAGCCAGGCCTTCGAAACCTACGAGTCGCCTGGGGCACCGTTCCGCCTGAGTGACCAGGACATAACAAATCTCAGCGTGCTGCCTGGTGCTTTGGTCAAGGTCACGGCCTCCTAACCCACCACCCCTCCGAGAACCCAGGACCCTCCCATGACTGTTGAAGTCGCTGATCTGCGTCACTACGTTGGCGCACCCAGCAGCGATGACGCATTCCTGGAGAGGGTCCTGGGGGAGGCGGCAGCGGCCATGACTGCCTATGTCGGGTCAACGCCCATTCCCGAATCAGTCTGGGACGGCTGCATTCTCCTGGTCGGGTCTGAAATGTTTCACCGCCGAAATGCCCCTAGCGGCATCACTCAGTTCGTGAGCATGGACGGCCAGGGCATGAGAATGAACCTTGACCCCCTGACTCCCGCCTACCCAATCCTGGATCGTTGGGTGGTGCGGGGCGTATGAACACGCTGAAGGCTGTCAGGTCTGAACTTCACCGGCAGTTGGCTTTGACCGGCGCAACGATCTATGACTTCATTCCCGAGCGGCCCACACCGCCTTGCGCGGTGATTGAGCCAGGGACGCCTTACATGCAGCAAGGCGAAACCTTCTGTGAGTTCAAAGTGGGTTTCAACATTCTGCTCCTGGTGACGACTGCCGCCAATGAGGTCCAGACCGAATCCTTAGACCAGTTGATCTGTGATGTTCTCGACGAAGTTCAGTTCGACATCGAGAGCGTCGATCAGCCTGGCCAGTTCAACACAGTCAAGTACGAGTGTGATCTCGTTTCGTTCGTTCTGGAGAAGTCCGACCAGGGCGGTAACACCACTGACGTTGTGACGTTTTGCGACGCGACCACGGGTGGCGCTAGCGGCCAGGTGTGGCAGTTGTCGCTGGAGGCTCTCCAGTCCACTGATGTCACCGACGCGGTGGCGGTTCCGCCGATCACTCAGTCGCTGTGGTCACTGCTGTGGGATGAGGCCGATAAGGGCAGCGATCAGGAAATCGCGTTCGAACTGGCTCCTTACGGCAATGCCGCCGCATCGGCAGCTCAGCCGCATTTCACCGGCAAGTTCATCATCAAGAGTGGCGACTACCCAACCATTGGCGGCAGTGCAGGCGACACGTCCTGGACTTTCTCAAAGACCTATGTGGTGGCGGGTAACACCGTCACTCGTAAGGTCGCCTAAAACCTAATCTCCCTTCCCGCCTGCCCCGGCGTCTCCTGTGGGGGCGGGCGGGAAGGGACTAACCACAGGAGACAAGGAATGGCAATTCAAAGCCTGACGATTTCAGACATCGCGGAGATTGAGCGTCTCAGTGGCCAACCGCTGGGTGATCTGACCGACCCGAAGGCAATGAAGGGAACCCTGATGCAGGCAATCGTCTTCGTGACGAAGCGCCGCGAAGATTCCAACTTCACCTTCGAAATGGCGGGCAATCTCACCATGGAGGAAATGAACGAGGTGATCGCCGAAGACCCTACCTGAGCGGCCTGGACGATGACCGCGCCGAAGATCAAGCGCGGTTCTGCCTGGCCACAGGAATCAGCCCGACGGAATACAAGCGTTTGACACTCAGGGAGCGGGCCGCGTTCATTGAGGCCCACAACGAAAGGAGCAGTTGAATGGCCGAACGCGGCATGACTGTTCACGGCCTCCGAGAAGTTGTCAGGGGCATGGAGCGTTTGGGTGTTGATGTTCAGGACTTGAAAACCGCGTTCCAGAAAATTGGAACGAAGGCAGAGGCACAGGCGAAGATGAACGCGCCGAAGGTGTCGGGCCGCCTGGCTGACACAGTGCGCCAGTCGAAGCGGAAGAACGCTGTCATTCTCATGGCGGGATACAACTCCAAGAGGCTTCCTTACGCCGCTGTCCACGAGTATGGCTGGGATGTTCGCGGCATTCCCGCGAAGCGCTATATGCGCAGGACAGTGGATCAGTTGGGCGGCTACGCGGTGAAAGAACTTGAAGACGAACTTCGTGCGCTGCTGCGAAAGCGGGGCTTCTAGTGGCGGCCAAGCAGCAAGTCACGGTGGCCTTCATTGCTGACACGCGGCGGATGCGCCAGGGTATTGACGAAGTAAACGGCAAACTGAATGGCTTCAGCAATGCCATGAAGGGTTTCGCCGCTGTCACCGCGGGCGTGTTCGCCGCTCAGCCGATCATCGATTGGGCGAAGCAAGGCATCATGGCTGCCTCTGACTTCGAAGAGGCCTTGAATAAGTCCAATGTGGTGTTCGGGGACAACGCGAAGGCCGTGGCCAAGTGGGCGGAGAACTCCGTTCAAGGGTTCGGTCTGACCCAGGGCGCAGCACTTGAAGCCGCGGGCACGTTCGGCAACCTCCTGACATCGTTCGGCGCGTCGCAGCAGGCCGCCGCAGACATGAGTACCCAGATGGTGGAACTTGCCGCCGATCTTGCCTCATTCAATAACACAAGCATTGATGACGCGATCCAGGCGATTCGCAGCGGCCTTTCTGGTGAGGCGGAGCCGCTGAAGCGGTTCGGTATCACCCTGTCTGATGTGCGGCTGAGGGCTGAGGGGGCGGCGCAAGGTCTCGACACTACGGGGAAGTCGCTGTCGCCGCTGACTAAATCCATGGCGGCGTACTCCCTCATCCTGAAGGACTCCACGAATGCTCAGGGCGATTTTGCCCGCACATCGGACGGGTTCGCCAACCAGTTGCGCATCATTGAGGCTGGCGCGTCAGAACTGAAACGAGCGTTCGGTCAGGGGTTCCTGGCCGCGCTGGGTAACGCCGGGGATTCATTTGGTGATGTTGGCCAGGCCATGGAGGATTTGCAGCCTCTTCTGGAGTTCTTCGGCGGGCGTGCTGGCGAAACCGCTAAAGCTCTGGGCCAGATTGCTTCCGGCCTTATCAACATTGGTCAGGCCGCTGAAGGTGCAGGTGAGAAGTTCGGCCCGTTGGGTGATGGGATTGACTGGATCATCAACGACATGCCGCTGTTCTGGAACGGTTTCCGCACCGCGGGGCAAATCCTAGATAAGTTCACCGGCTCGTCGCAGGACTCCGCAAACGCGGCGTGGTCGGCTGCTGACGCTTACAGTGGCATGACCGTGGCCTCCTACCGCGCCGCTTTTGGAATCGGCGAGTCGGCGGGCGTGGCTGAAGGTGCCTGGGTCGATGC